GGTCAGGTTAGATATAACATTGGCCGTGATTTGACTCGTAATGTTATTGCACAAATCCCAGGTTTCAAAACAATGGGAAATACAAGTAAAGGTATTGGTGCAATTACTTCTGGATTCCTTAACTTTGGAGTCGAGATTGGACTCGGTGCTGACGTAGCAGCTGCAAAGCTTGCAGGAGTCGGTATCCGTAGCGCACTAGTTCGACCAATTACTGAACCTATGACAGGTTTTCAGAAGAAAGTCTTTGGCGAGAAAGAAGCACAACGCGTAGGTAAGCGTCTTGAAGAAGATGTAGACTTAATTAAACGTACTATGAATGGTGAAGATACACCATACAAGCCAGTCTTTGAGTTCTTTCAGAGCGGTAAAGGCTACGAAATTGGGGCACGTAAAGACTTCGATAGCGAAGTAGGGCAGGTATCTGCACACCTATTCGCAGGTAAAAGCTTTGAAGAAATTGGCAACTTGCTTATGGTAGGTCGAGGATATCTCCCTGCTGTAGAGGAACTAGCTAAGAAGCACGCAGCAACATTCGCTGAAATGTCACGATATGAAGACGCTATCCAGACAATCAGCAAGGGTGGCATTATTAATTTCCAGTATAAAGGAAACTTAATCCCACTATCTAAGCGATTCACAAATAACCTTGATATGATTAAGGCTGAAGCTGAAGCTCTCCGTAAAGAGACACAGTGGTTAGATGATGCACTTCAACTAGACGGTGCCATGAAGAATAGAACTGTATCTCGTTGGGCATATGTTGAGCGTATTCGCAATGACTTTGCCAAGGAAACAGCATCTCGTTCCGTTGCTGGTACAGCTGACTTTGTTCCAGAAACTGGAATTGGTAGAGCATATCAGTGGGCATACCAGAAGAATCCGTTATCACCATTTATTCGTGGTGTAGATAGAATTACAAACGATGCGCCTAATGGCGTAATTAACTATAATGAACCAGTTATTGCTAACACCCGCATTGCAGCCAGCCTTCGTGAGGCTGAAAAGGTTGGTGCTTCTGTAGCAGATAACAATGTTAGAGTCTTCGATAAATGGACAACTGCACGCACTGAATCTGAAAAGAATCTTATTCTTGAAGAGTATGCAGCAACTGGTTTCAAACTTCTTGGACGTAAGCACAATATTGCTCCGATGATTATTGACGATGCTATTGAATCTTATATTACAAACCACCGCTTACTTCAGGGTGAAGCTCGTAAGTCAAGCAACTTTAAAGAGGGTTACATGAACGACCCTCAGGACCCAATGACTTTGATTAGCGACCCACAACTTATCACTCAATTGGCCAACGGAAGCATGCTTCCAGACTGGACAATGGCAGATAAAGCACTTGCTGAATTCGCAAAGCGAAATGGCAAAGCAGCATCAATGGACATGAAAACCAAGGATGCAGCAAGACTTATGGCTGACGAGCTTAACGGCTTGTGGCGTACTGGTACACTTATGCGAAGTGGCTATCCAATCAACGTTATCAAGGATGCACATATCCGTGCATGGGGTGATGGCGTACTATTTGATGTTTGGTCTAAGCTTGGCGAAGATGCAATTAACGCAATTACAAACAGTAGTAACACTGTATCACGTGTCAATCGCTGGAGTATGTCCAAGCTTGACAAGAATAAAAATATTGGATACCTCCGTGAAGAGATTAACTCTCGACAGGTTGTCCTAGATACTCTTGGTAAGCAACTTAAGTCTGCAGGTTACGACCCATTGAATCCACCAAAGAATATTAAAACTGCTTTGGTTATTGATATTCAGCACTATCGTACAATCGAAGCTAACATTAAAAGTCTCCGTCTACGCGAGAATGCTGTTGTACAGGGAATTAAGCCAAATAAGATTTCCAAGCAGACAATAGAACTTGACGGTGAAGTGTTTGAAGCTGCAGGAGCAGGACGTTTTGGTCAGCTCTTTATGTCTAAGATTACCCAGAAGGATGACATTCGTCGCGCTATGGAGTCAATCAAGGAACTTGCTATTGAGAATACCCGTCGTGGCCGTACAGGTTCACGCGCTATTCTGCCAACAGATGAGGGTATTCACCTTCAATCATGGGAGCAAATCCTTAATGATAAGATACGCTTTGACCCAGTAGCTCGCATGGTCCTTGAGGGACGCAGCGATGCAACCATTGTTGCATTCTTAAAGAGCAACGAAGGATTCAGTTATATGGACCGATTTGCTGCTAAGCGCAGCGATGCTATTGAAATTTATGACAGAGTTAAAGCTGTTGTAGATATGTATGCTCCGACTGCTCAGTTAAAGAAAATGATTATTGAAGATAAAGTATCCGTACTCGAGCTCAAAAAACTTTATCCAGATGTAAACCAACGTCCTCCAGTATTCGGTGATTTGGTTGACGACAACCTTGGAACAAGCAACGCGTATACTTATATGCGTAATAAGACCAAGGATATTGTAGCATGGGCTTCAACAATGCCAACATCCAAACTAGCATTTAACCCATACTTTAGAGTTAAGTATGAGCAGGAACTACAGCAACAGCTATGGACTGCACAGTCACAGAACCGCGTACTTACAGCTAAAGACAAGGGCCGTTTTGAACAGCGTGCCCGTGAGTTTGCACTCCGTGAGTACCGTGAAAAGATGAACTCATTCCACCGTAATATGAACTACGCTGGGTGGACAAACTATCTGCTAGCGTTCTTCCCTGCGGTAGTAGAACAGTTCCGTGCGTATGGTCGTATTACACTTGAGCACCCTGACTTCTTAGTTAAGAAGCTCAAGTTTGCCGCACTACCAGAGCAGATTTCAGATGTACAAGAAGACTCAAACGGCAACAAGTTCTTTGAGGTTGACCTACCATACTTTGGTTTAAAGACTCGCATTCCAACATCATGGTTTAACCCAGACAACCCAACTGGTGGAGACATCATCTCCGTACACCCATTCGTTTCAGCAAGCGTGAACGAGTTCTCAAGACAGACAAACATTGAGAATAGATTCACTGATTTGATTCTTCCATTTGGAGTACAGCAGAATTCGTTGAACGCTGTTACACCAAACACTGTACGCCGTATGGCTCAGGTTTTCAGAATTGAATTTCTTGGCAATGACCAGCAGTTCAACAAAGATGTTAAGCTATTCGTTGATACCGATATGGTTCAGTTCATCAAAGATAACGATGGCAGAAAGCCAACTGCTGCAGAGTACACAACTCTAGCAACTAAAGCAGAGAAGAAGGCATTCTATACAGCCGTCTTGCGCTTTGCCAGCTCCCTTACATTGCCAGTTCAGGGACGTTTAGTCACTGGCGTATCTGGATATGCAGACATACTTTACAAGATGCAAGACGTATATGGCGACCAAGCAACAGAGATGTTTGCTGAAAAGTACCCAGAATACTTTATGCTTGCTGACGGACTTACTGACCCAGTGTCGGGCCTGCGCAAGGACAAGACTGCAGTCACTCTTGCTAAGCGAAACATGGATACAATCAAGAACATTGTGGCTGGTGTCGGTGATAAGGGTGACTTGACTACCCTAGGTGCCATCTTCAACGATGACAACTATGCATTCTCCTCATCTGCACAGGCGTGGTTAACACGCACTAAGATTCCTGGCACTACTAAGAAGTTCGTAGATACTGCTGATGCATTTGCACAGGGTCGTTCTTCTCTCGTAAGTAAGGGCTGGAATGACTTCTTTAAGGTACAAGAGATTGTAGCTGATTCTCTTAAGAATGCTGCCACACCGATTGACCCAAACAGCAAGTATGGGCAAGCTATTGTTAATCAATACGTAGATGCTTTTGTGCAAACACAGAAGAGAGATAACCAAATCTGGTTTACTGAGTACGACTCACAGGCTCGAGGCGGAGCAGGAAGCCGTCAGGCTGATACTGTTATTGCTCTTACAATTGCTATCGAGAATGACAAGATGTGGAAAGACCTATCTAAGCAACCTAAGTGGGAGCTAATCCTCGATTACATGAAGTATCGTTATCAAGTAACAAAGCGCCTTGAGGCTATGGGTACAACCCTTGAAGCTAGCAAGGTTAGTTGGTTGCGCGATGAAGTTAACACTACAGTCGCAGCTATGCGTGCACAGAACACCGAGTTCGCCAAGTTCCACGATAGATACTTTAAGAACGATAAATTTGATTTTGTCTACGAAGGGCAAGAGTAATGGCTACTGGTAATACAAACCGTATTGGTGCAGGGACTAATCAACAGTCACCTATCATGACAACGGTCAATCAACCTGCTCAACCGACAGATGAATTCACAGCTAATGTATTAAAAGCATTTGAATCTAGAGGCATTAAGCTTGATACAAATCTAGGGACTGGCCCAAGCGTAGACTTGCTCTCCTCATTCGACAAGGCCGAGTGGGCAGCGATTGGTCGCATGCTTCAGAAACTTGGCAGCCGTGTGCAAGGAGTTCAGGAAGCAAAGCTTGCTCTCCAAACAACGTATGGTAGCATTCTTTCTACAGCAACATCATTCGCTGAAGTATACCGTGAGTTGCAGTCAGACTACATTCCAGGCTTAGACACTGAAGCATACAAGGGCCCAGAGACTAGAGTCCAACTGCAGGACCCATTGGTTATTGACTCACTCATTCGTGGGGTATACCAGTCAACACTAAAGCGTGACCCTAACTCTAATGAGCTTGCAGCTCGTCGTGTAGAGATTGATGAAGTCATTAAGAAGGGCACAACCACAACCCCTATGGGTCAAGCTAAGGCTATATCAACACCTGGCTTTACTCAGGCTGGTGCAGAAGAGATGATTAAGAGCAAGATTGAATCTGGCGACACGGGAGTTCAAGAAGATTTGGCGCAAGCACAGAGCCTAGAGTTTGCTAACTTCATCGGAAAGCTAGGTAAGTAATATGGCATTGAAACCTACAGTCACCATTGGTGGCGCACCTGCTGGATATGAAGAAGAAGCAGTAGCACAAAACAAGTTTGGCCTAACAGCCGCACTGATTGAAGCTTATCCTGAACTACAACGTATCTATGAATTGTGGACTTCTAAGGACTATGCTCAGGCAGAGATTGAATATTACAAGACGGAATATTATAAGAATGTATCAGATACAACAAGCTCACGTACTCTTGAGAAGTCTGCTAAGCCTGGTGTTTACCAGCAGAAGCTTGAAGACTACAAGATTAAGCAGCGCAAGCGCTTATCGCAAGAAGGTATTCGTGAAATTGATGATGCATTCCTAGAAGAAGCATTCCTTGGTGGATGGTCAGACAATGTCCTCGACATCAAGGCTGTAGCTAAAGTTCCAGCTAGCAAGCAACTAGGCGGAGACGCCCTGCAGACAGCTGACTCGCTCAAGATATATGCCAATTCTTTTGGTATGGAATATAGCCCGTCACAATACGACAAGTGGACACGTGATGTATTCAGTGGCTTAATGACCGTTGACGACCTAAAGAACAAGGTTCGTGTTGACTCTTCTAGTGCATATCCAGTATATGCTGACCAGATTAACAAGGGTGTAAGCCTTGATTCTTTAGCTTCAGCATACAAAACTTCTATTGCGAACATCCTCGAAGTGGATGCAGACTCAGTCTCATGGAATAACCCACATCTACGCAAGGCTCTACAAGCTGTGGGCCCAGATGGTAAGCCATATGTTAAGCCAATCTGGCAGTTCGAAAAGGAACTACGCAACACAACTGAGTGGGAATACACAAACAACGCACGTGATACCATGGACACTTTGTCCCTCAAGGTTCTTAAAGATTGGGGACTAGCATAATGGCACGTAGTTTTAGAGAAGCAGAAGAAGCGTCCAACGCAGCTTACTACCTCCAGCAAGCTGGAGCAGACCAGCGTACAATTGATGCTCTTAAGTATGCAGACCCAGCCGATATTCAAGCAGCGGTAAATGCTGCGCAACAGAAGCAAAATGCACAAGCTGCATACGAAGCCGATGCTGCAGCAAGGGCTGTTAAAGCCAAGGCAGACGCAGAAGAAGCAGCGCGCCTTGCTGCACTTAAGAAAGTAAACACTCAGACACAAGTACCATCGGCCAACGATGCACTCATGCAGCAACTGCTTGGACAACAACAGCAGGTAGCAGCCGATGCCGCCCGAGCCAAGGAAGCAAACCGTCAGTCAGCAATTACTGCAGTAACGGCACGCTTTAAGCAGTATGGTCTTGACAGTCTAGCAAATAAGATTAGAGACTTAGCTATTGATGGCGCTACAGAAGCAACAATTACCCTAGCCCTCATGGAGACACCAGAGTATCAGGTACGTTTCTCTGCTAACTCAGATAGACTTAAGAAGAATCTATCCGTGCTCTCTCCAGCAGAATACATCAACGTTGAAGACTCATACCGTCAGGTGCTTCGCACTTATGGGCTTACACAATTTGACAATGACTCATATGTAAAGCAGTTTATTGCTAACGATGTTTCAGCAACAGAACTTTCTAACCGTGTAACTACGGCTGTTCAGCGTGTACAGAATGCTGACCCAGCTGTCCTATCACAGCTCACAGACTACTACGGCATTGGCCGTGGCGACTTAGTAGCATATGTCCTTGACCCATCACAGCAGTTCCAGAAGATTCAGCGTCAGGTATCTGCAGCTGAGATTGGTGTTGCTGCTGCAAAGCAGGGGCTACAGTCTAATGTTGCCGTATCTGAACAGCTTGCAGCACAGGGTGTTTCACAAGCTGAAGCACAGAAGGGTTACGCAACCATTGCTGACATCCTTCCTACTGCTACAAAGCTTAGCGAAATCTACGGAGCAACACTTGATTCGTATGACCAGTCAACTGCTGAGCAAGAAGTATTCAACCAACTAGCATCAGCTCAGCGCAAGCGCCAGAGATTAACAGCTAGAGAAGTTGCTTCATTCAGTGGTTCATCAGGGTTAGCCCGTGGTGGATTATCTGACGGAAAAGCAGCAGGACAAATCTAAATTCCTAGACGGACCTATCGGCCCCGTATAGCGTAAAAGACCGAGAGTAGGAGCCAGCATACTTCCCCGAGTATGTGTTGTGGCCTGCGAACTACAAACAAAGAGAGAAGGGTGGTTGCTATGAGCAACAATTACTGGGATGAAGAAGACGATGACCTCGATACACCGACACAGGACGGCGACGGAAGCAATCTGCTAAAGCAGTTGCGGAAGGCAAAGCGTTCTGATGAGAAGCGTATTAAGGAACTTACTGAGCAACTTGAGGTATTATCCAAAGGGCAGCGTGAGAGAACCGTTAAAGAAGTCCTAGAAAAGAAGGGTGTGAATCCAAAGGCAGTACGTTTAATTCTTAAGGATTTGGACGATGTTAGTGAAGAGTCAGTTAATACCTGGCTTGACGATAACGCGGACTTGTTTGGAATTGAAACTACCAAGGAAGCACCTCTAGCAAGTGAGATGGACAGAGCTGCATTACGTCAGCAAGACATCCTCACTCAGGGTGCAATAACACCTGACAGAGCCGAAGACATGTCAATGAGAATCGACAATGCACAATCTGCAGAAGAGATTATCAACATGATTTACGGTTCACAAACCAAATCATAGTTTCTAACTACAAAAGGAAATAACCTAAATGGCATTTGTATCAACAGCATCCGATAACCTCGGAGGTACCGCTGGTAGTGCAGGTCTCGTACAGAAGGCTTATGACCGTCTCTTGGAGTTCGCACTCCGCTCAGAGCCACTCATTCGTTCAGTCGCAGACAAGCGTCCTACCAACCAATCAACACCAGGCTCAACAGTAGTGCTTCAGCGCTACGTTGACCTTTCAGCAGCAACAACTGCACTCACAGAAACAACAGACCCAGATGCAGTAGCAATGTCTACACCAACATCTGTAACTATTACTCTTAACGAGTATGGTAACTCTGTTCTCGTGACACGTGCGTTGGAACTCTTCAGCCTAGCTGATGTAGACCCAGCAATCGCTAACATCATCGCATTCAACCTTGCTGATTCAATTGATTCAGTTGCAATGACAACTCTTCGTGGTGGCACTAACGTCATCTACGCAGGTTCAACTGCAACATCAACAGCAACAATCACAGCAGCTGCTACACTTTCTTCAGCTAACGTCCGCAAGGCCGTTGCTAAGCTTCGTGCAGCAAAGTCTGTAGCTCGCAAGGGCTCACTCTACTGGGCTGGTATCCACCCAGAAGTTTCACACGACCTTCGTGCTGAGACAGGTTCAGCAGGATGGCTCCTTCCAAATCAGTACGGCTCCGCACAGGACCGCATCTGGGCAGGAGAAATCGGTACATACGAAGGTGCATACTTCGTAGAGTCAGCACGTCTCTACAACGCAACAGACGGTGCAGCATCTGCACGCAACTACCGCACAATTATTTGTGGACAGCAAGCGCTTGCAGAAGCAGTTGCTGAAGAGCCACATGTAGTCATCGGACCAGTTGTCGACCGCTTGATGCGTCACCGCCCAATGGGTTGGTACGGCGTACTAGGCTTTGCTCGCTACCGCGAAGAAGCACTATACCGAATCGAATCAGGTTCATCAATCGCTTAGTTGATTGACGCTGGTACAGGGGTAGAAATATCCCTGTACTGGAGTAAGTTCATTAAGGAGAACAATGGCAAACTATACATTCAAGACACCATATGTACTTGAAGGTCCGTCAGGTAAACACCGACTATTCTACTTTGCCAAACTTCGCAAAGGAGTAACTGTCGTTAAGTCTGGCGCTACCTACTCAACTCTTCAGTACGCAGTAGACTCTGACCTAACTAGCTACGATGTTGTTTATCGTGGTGGTTACGAATACACAGTAGATGACGCAGCCAAGGCTGGGTTAATTGCTGGTGGAGTCGGAGTTACAGAGGCAAACTTCACAGCACAGTAGGGGACACAATGAATATACATCAGAGACAGAAGCATCCTGAGTACGTAGAAGGTTGCTTTGGTTGTAAGATAGGAACTCTTGAACTAGGTACAGGCGATGCCACCAGAGACATTTCTGACAAGAAGTGGAACTCTGAATTGCAGGCTTATCGAGATGCAAGAAGCCAAGGAATTCAACCAGCGGGCACAACACGTGCCCACGTTGAAGCAGCATATGAAGCGTCAGCGACATTGGGTAAGGCGTACAACTCCGAGACAATGCCAAAGACAAAAGACATAAATAAAAAATCAACCGAAGTACTCAAAGAACTAGGAGCAATATAATGCCAAAGGTCGGAAACAAGAAGTTCCCATACACAGCTAAGGGTAAGGCAGCAGCAAAGAAGGCTGCATACAAGACTGGCGAGAAGATGGAATCTAAGTCCATGAAAATGAAAGAAATGAAAATGGGCATGAAGAAGATGGGCAAGAAGAAGTAATGCCAGGAACGCCAACGCCTAAGCCTACAGTTAAGACTTCACCGAAGTTAACAATTGAGCAGCGCAAGGCGCAAGAACGTGCTCGTATTAAGAAGCTACAAGAAGCAGAAAGAGCACGGACAAGTCCATCAATGATGACTCCAGCGCAGAAGGCTGCTTACCTTGAGCAAGGAAGAATGGGATACTAATGCAAGACCCACGACTAAAGCGAGCAGGTGTCTCTGCTTTTAATAAGCCAAAGGCTACGCCTAACCACCCAAAAAAGTCACACGTTGTTGTGGCTAAAGAAGGTACTACGGTCAAGACTATTCGCTTTGGTCAGCAGGGCGTAACTGGAGACAAGAAGCCAACAGCACGACAGGCTTCATTTAAGGCACGCCACGCAAAGAACATTGCTAAGGGTAAGATGTCAGCAGCATACTGGGCAGATAAGGTGAAATGGTGAAAAAAAAATCTACAGTTAATTCTGCAGGCAACTATACCAAGCCTGCAATGCGTGCTTCTTTGTTCAAGAAGATTAAGGCTGGCTCTAAGGGCGGAGACCCTGGAGAATGGTCAGCCCGTAAAGCTCAGTTGCTTGCCGTGCAATATAAAAAGGCAGGCGGAGGTTACAAGTAATGGCACTTGCTAAATCACAAAAATCCTTAAAGGACTGGACTGCACAGAAGTGGAAGACCTCTGACGGTACTCCTTCTAAGGGTAAGAAAAGATATTTACCTGAAGCGGCTTGGGCGTCTTTAACGCCTGCAGAAAAAGCAGCAACCAATAAGGCTAAAGCAAAGGGCAATGCTAAGGGCAAGCAGTTTGTTAAGCAACCTAAAGCAATTGCAAAGAAAACAGCAAAGAGCAGATAACAAAGGTGGGGACAATGCAAGAGACAGTATCAATCGCCTGGTGCGATAATGGAATGGTAGATGGAAAGTTTATGCAGGGCGTCACTGATGTGATGCTCAAGTCAGGACTGGAGTTTACCTCTACTCTACGTAGCCAAGGCAACCAGATTGCAAGACAGCGTGAAAAAGTTATTCGTTATTGGTATGAGAACAACACCTCTGACTGGTTGTTATGGGTTGATTCAGATGTTGTTATCACACCTGAGAAGTTCAAGTTACTGTGGGATAACAAGGATGCAACTGAGCGTCCTATCCTTACTGGAGTTTACTTCACCACGGATACACCCGAAGAACCATTGATGATTCCAATGCCAACTATCTTTAACTTCGCAGAAGCAGAAGATGGTGTGGTAGGCATCAAGAGAGTTCACCCAATGCCAGAGAACCAACTGATTAAAGTTGAGGCAGCAGGTATGGGATTTGTGCTTATGCACAGAAATGTAATTAGCCGAATCATTGAGGCAGTGGGAACTGACACTGCTATCTTCAATGACATCGGAACAGGCAAGACATTTATGGGTGAGGATATTTACTTCTTCGCCTTGGTCGGCAAGGCTGAGGTTCCAGTCTACTGCCACACAGGAGCAGTCGTTCCACATATGAAGCGGTTCTCCTTTGATGAGCACTACTACAAAGCATTCTTTGGTGGCAATCAAGCACAAAAGAAATCAAATTTAATCGTACCAAAACGCTAAGGAAGGTTAACAATGGCACTAGGCAAAGCAGGAAGCAGCCTTACAGCAGAACTCAATAGGCTGGCAGGTATCACTGATGTCGCAAAGTTTCTTGATGAACAAGGTGCTGCTAATGCTTGGGCTGGTACCACTGGTCTTGCGACAGTAGGTGCTCTGAACATCAAGGCACAGGCTGGACGCACAAGAGATAAGTTCAAGAAGATTAATGGAATCTGTAATGAACTCGCTGGAACAACTGGGCTTGCAGCCCCTGCTGCGTTAAGGAGCATCAACGCCTAATGACAACTACATTAACTAATATGATTGATGAAGTACTGGTCAATCTCGCTGGGTACACATTCCAGCAGGACCGCAGTACTTACATTACATCTGCAGTGAGTACAACCACATCAACAAGTGCATCACCACTTATCCTAAGTCTTGCTTCAACTGACTCAGTAGGTAAGGGCATCCTTGAGATTGATGAAGAGTTGCTCTGGGTAGATTCATTTGACCGCGTAGCAAATACTGCAACAGTATCTCCCTATGGTCGTGGCTATCTTGGTACAACTGCAGCAACACACAGTGCTGATGCAAAGGTAACTATCTCTCCTACCTTCCCACGCTTTAGCGTCAAGCGTGCAATCAATGACACTATACGCTCCCTTGGAGCAAACATCTTTGCAGTAAAGACAGCAACCTTTACCTTCAACGCCGCTGTATCTACCTACGCATTCTCTAACTTGGATATCAAGAACATCCTAACAATCAGTTGGCAGAGTATTGGACCTTCTAAAGAGTGGGTACCAATTCGTCGATGGGACTTTGACTCATCTGCTAACCCAGAGGCATTTGGTTATACAACTGGAACTCATATTGTCCAGACAGTTACTCTTGGCGAAGCACCTATCTCTGGTCGCACAGTCAAGGTTGTCTATGCAACCGACCCTAGCCCTTTCACTAGCAACTCAGAAGTTTACAAAACAGTAACAGGCTTGCCAGAATCAACGCGGGACGTAGTGATTCTTGGTACAGCCTATCGCCTGCTCTCATTCCTTGACCCAGCACGTGCAGCACAGGTTAGCCCACAGGCTGATGAGACAGACTCTAAGCGCCCTTATGGTGCATCACAGAGTGCGACTAAGCAACTCTATGCTCTTTACACACAGCGTCTTAATGAAGAGACAAAAGCACAGCAACAGAATTATCCACCTAAAGTCCACTACTCCCGCCGATAAGGACCAGCAATGACAACTAGAAAATATTCATCTCGCTCTCAGCAGACAACGCTGACTGGCGCCCTTACCTCATCTGGTACATCAGCGACTGTCGTATCAGGTACAGCAGTCCTTGGTGGTATCACAGTCTCAGCAGGTGAAACCTTCACGGTTGTTATCGACCCAGATACAGCCATCGAAGAAATTGTAGAAGTCACCGCAGTCTCAACCAACACGCTAACAATCGTTCGTGGAGTAGATGGCTCATCAGGACAGGCTCACTCTGCTGGAGCAGTAGTACGCCATATGGCTATTGGTCGTGACTATCGTGAGGCTAACACCCACATCGAGGCTGCAAGCGGCGTACACGGCGCTACAGGGGCTGTAGTAGGTACTACAGATACTCAGACTCTAACCAACAAGACTATCAACGCAGCCAACAATACGGTCTCTGGCATCACATCAGCAATGATTACAGATGCCACAATTGTCAACGGAGATATCTCAGCCTCGGCTGCTATTGCCTACAGCAAGTTGGCACTGACTGGAGCCATTGTCTCTGGAGATATTGCTAACGATACAATCGTAGATGCAGATATCAACACTGCCGCAAATATTGCTTGGACAAAGATTGCCCCATCTAGCACAGTATCTACAACAGAACTTGGCTACCTTGATGGAGTCACATCTGCTATCCAAACTCAGATTGATGCTAAGTTGGCTACAGCCACAGCAGCAAGCACTTATGCTCCTATTGCATCTCCTACATTTACTGGCATACCTGCAGCACCTACTGCTACCGCTGGAACAAGCACAACTCAGGTAGCAACAACAGCATTCGTTGGAACTGCAGTATCTAACCTAGTAGCATCAGCACCATCTACTCTTGACACACTCAATGAGTTGGCTGCTGCCCTTGGCAACGACGCATCATTCTCGACTACAGTAACTAACTCTATTGCAGCCAAGTTGCCACTCGCTGGTGGCACAATGACTGGCGCTATCGCAATGGGTACAAATAAGATTACAGGACTTGGGACTCCAACAGTATCTACTGATGCTGCTACTAAGGGTTACATTGATACAGTCACAGTTGCACCTAGCAACCTTACTGGTCCTATCACATCTGTTGGGGCAGCAACTAGCGTTGCAGCACAGACAGGTACTGGCTCAACATTCGTAATGAATACAAGCCCAACACTTGTTACACCCGCACTCGGTGTGGCTACTGCTACATCTGTCAATGGTACAACAATTCCATCATCTAAGACTCTAGTAGTTACAACAGATAAAATATCTGTACTTGCTGCTACAACATCTGCAGAACTAGCAGGGGTTATTTCTGATGAGACAGGAACTGGCGCTCTAGTATTCGGCACATCACCTGCCATCTCTGACCCTAAGGTTGCACAGTCAATCAACGCACAGACTGGCACAACATACACATTTGTTCTTGCTGACCAAGGCAAGTACATCACAGCATCTAATGCTTCTGCTCAGACTTACTCAATCCCAACTAACGCATCAGTAGCGTTTCCAATCGGAACTAACATTGACCTGATTCAAATCGGTGCAGGACAGGTAACTGTATCTGCAGCAACACCAGGAACAACAACTGTGCTATCAACTGGAGCCACTGCTGCAGGACCTAAAGCAAGAGTTCAGTACTCTGCTCTAACTTGCAAGAAAGTTGCAACAGATACTTGGCACATCATTGGGGACATTGCCTAATGCAGCCAAACAGAACTGGTATATTTGCTTCACAGATAAGTGGGCATCTCTATGATGGACCGTTTGGCGCCTATGATTCGTTGGCTACTGTAACGCTATCTGCAGCCACATCAACAATTACTTTTGCGGGTATTCCTAGTGGATACAAGCATTTGCAAATTAGATATTCTTTGACGGCAGCAGCACCAGCAGATACAACATTAAAATTTAACGGTGATTCTGGCGCAAATTATTCATCTCATTTACTTCGAGGAGGCGGAACTGCTGCTCAAGCATTTTCATATACTTCACAATCTGCAGCTTATGTTCAATTTAATATCGGTTTCAACACTTCTGTAGCAATTATTGATGTTTTAGATTATGCAAATACAAACAAAAACAAAACTATTCGTTCCCTTGCAGGATTCGATAACAACGGAAATGGAAATATGGATTTCTGGTCAGGTGCTTGGTACAACACGGGTGCAATTACAAGTTTGGTGCTTACTGCAGCAACAACAACTTTTTCTACAAACAGTTCCTTTGCACTTTACGGGGTGAAATAATATGGCAACTAATACATACGTAGCCCTAGACAAAGTCACAGTAACTGGAACATCAACTACATCCGTAACCTTGTCTAGTATTCCAGCGACTTATACTGATTTAGTATTGGTAATTAACGCTAAGAACGATACACTTACAAACACAGAAATACGTTTTAATGGAGATACTGCAAGCAATTATTCAAGTACTATTTTATCAGGCAACGGAACAAGTGCAACAAGTGCTAGAGAAAGCAATAATAATGGCATATCCATAGACAATGTTGCTTATATGACCACAGGAGATTTTGCTTATTCCAACATAATTCAAATTATGAACTATGCTAATACAACTACTTACAAAACTTTGCTTACTAGGGCTAACTCAGCAGCAAATGGTGTTGATGCAATAGTTGGGTTATGGCGTTCTACTGCTGCAATTACTTCATTAACTATTTTTACTACAACTGGAACGCGTGTATTTGCCGCAGGCTCCACATTCTCGTTGTATGGCATTGCCGCAAGCTCAGT